TTGTCTTTAATAGATTGTTTAGAAAGTCATTGACATCTCTTTCAATCCATCGAATCGCAAGTTGCCCAGCCATTGTAATACCTTCTGCATGGCGAACATCAAAGTATCTGAAATACTGATTGCCGATTGCACCGTAGGCACTATTCAATGAAAGTTTTCTCGCCAACTGAATGTTGTGATTCTTTGCAATCTCATATTCATACTTCTTATCGCCAGTCTTTTCGTACATCTTCTGTGCTTCAATCATCTTCTTTTTATAGACAACTCGTTCTTGATATAAAGTATCCATGATTTCAGGAAGAAAACCTCGTTTGTCAGTTCGAAACTGAGCGCCGTTTGGCGTTATAGTTCGACCATCAAGGTCAGACAAGTCAGACTTTTGATTTAACATGTTCTCAACATTCACACGATTAGGTTCAAACCCAACCATAGTTTCTGGCGATATGTTATACTGCATAATCAAATGTGGATATAGACTGTTCAAGTCAAAACTACAAATCCAATCATGAAAACCAACAACAGGGTCTTTCACATAAGCGCCTTCATAACCATTAGATGTTTTTGATTCTTGTATGGCAGGCGGTACAATATTCTTAGACCGTAAGTGATGATAGATAATACAATCCCATATTCTTACTTGACCGAACACATCTTGATAGTTGACTTTCGCTTCATAAGCCATAGTCAAATGCAAGGCAATCAGTTGCAGTTTATCTTCTAACTTATCAACGAGTTCAACATCTTGAATATTGTATTCAACAAACTTTTGATAGTCGTTAGCATAAAACTCTTTAAAAGTATCATAAGGATTCTCGTTCTTGTTTTCGCCAAGTTCAACTTCGCCGATATAATCTAGTTTGTAACTCTCTCGCCTGACGAATGTAAACTTACGATACAGGTCAAGATAGTCAAGCGTGTCAACGCCCATTAGATTCCAAGACTGTTGTTCTCTTGAGTTGCCGGCAAAACCAGTTAGACTAGATTTCTGTTCGACAATACCCCACGGACTGAATTGATTAATCCATTCATCACCCATAAGATAACGAAAACGATTCATCAGATAAGGTATATCAAAGAACTTTACATTCCAACCAGTGATGATATCAGGATTATATTCAACCCAAAACTTAGTGAATGTTTCAACAAGATGAGTTTCAGTTGAGCAGTTGATGTATTGAACATCTTCTCTGTCATTGACGAAGTTGCCCATGCCGAAAACAATAATCTTTTTAGATGTGTGGTCTTTTACTGTGATACAGATTAGTGGTTGGTCTGCCTTTTCAGGACTTGGGAAACCATTCTCACTCTCACACTCAATATCAATTGTAAGGATTTTGATTTGATTTATATCCCAATCTATCTTGCCTTGAAATTCATCAGCAATAAATGGATACTGATGTCTTGTGTTGCCAAAGTATTCGAAGTTAGTAACATTCTTATATTCGTTCACCCACTTAGTCGCCTCAGGCATACTGTCGAACTTTATCTTTTCAACATAACGACCATCTAAAGTCTTATACTTTGTTTCTTTGCCGACTGGGACAAAAAGTGAGGGCTTGTAGTTAATTCTATATTTCTTTTGAGTGCCATCTTTATCAACACCACGAACTAACAACCGCCCCCTGTAAGGAAGTACACTTGTGTAGAACTTCATTAATTATATTTGAGTATTGTTGAAGTGTGAGTTTATTGCTTGAATTTTATCTTCAGCATCTGCTATCTTAGCAACTAGTTTATCCATTTCTTCTATGTGTTGAGGGTGTTCACCTATCGCAACAGGGTTGTCAAAATAAACTACTAGCGTAGCAAACGCACTTGCAACTTCTGATTCGTATTGCTTGATTAGTGCTTTGAATAATGGGTTTTGAGTTTGATGATTTTGTGCCATTTGTTTCTCCTTTTCATGATTTAGTATAGACTATTATACAGTAGTCTGATTGATTTGTCAAGCGTATCGACAAATTATTTTTTGAATTTACTGATATTAATTCCTTCTGAGTCATTGCCATCACTTCTTTCAATCCAATCAGAAAGAACAAACTTTCTGTTGGGGTTTACATTTACTTTAAATCTAGTCAGCAAATCTCTGTTGATAAGAAATGTACTTTTAGAATCTTTTGTTGATAACCCTATAGGAACATCTGTATAGAATTTATTGTTGAAAGTAATATCTACAAGAACAATAGGTCGTTCATCAATCTTTTCGTTATGAGTTGGATGAGATGTGCCTTGTAACTTACTTGTGAATTTCTTGCCGTCTTTTTCCCACTTAACAACTTTACCTTTAACATCAATCTTGTCTACGACAAATAAGGATGCGTGAGTACCATTTCCTGTATCAAACTTTGCTCGAACAGGTCCGTAGCCATCAATACTAATTCTTTCGTGAAATCCTGCCTCTTTATTAAATGAGTATTTTCTATGAACATCTTGAGAGATGTAATCAAATAACTCCTTTACTACAGTTTCACCTTTAGTCTTTCCGACATACGATTCGTCATCCCTAGAAGTATTATATAATCCAAAGTCTGAACCAAGCCCAGCAGAACCATTACACTCTAAGACATAGTATTCGCCATTAACAATTGCATGGTCTACACCAACCATATAGGCACCAACAGAACGAGCGGCATCTAAAACTAGTTTGCGTTCCTCTTTTGATAACTTATATGCTTCAGTAGTTGCTTCTCTGTGTTTGTTAGAACGAAAATCTTTCTTAGCACTAGTTCTTTTTGTAGACGCTAAGACTTTGCCGTTCACTACGATTGTACGAATGTCAAAATCAAACTTCATAAACTCTTGAAGTAGAAGTGCAGCACCAAACTTCCAAAGTGATTGTGCTACTGAAACCATACTCTTTTCAGACTCAACGATTGACACACCGATACCTTGAGTACCTGTAAGTGTTTTCATAATCACAGGATATTTACCACCCAGTCTTTCGTGGGCGTGTAGTAATCCTTTTTCGGTTGATATAAGAGCAGTTCTTGGAGTAGGTATATTATCTCTTTCAAAAGAAATATATGCAGACATTTTATTATCACATGTCAACATACCATCTCTAGTGTTTATCATAAACGCACCAGCGTTTTCAAATGTTGAGAGTAATGCAAGACCAGTTTCATCTTCAAGAACGCCAGCACGAACAAAACAAATTGTATTTGCCAGTTCAAATTCTACTTCGGTATCTTCACCATCAATGTTTGAAACAAGTAGTGTGCCTTTGTCTAAGTCATTTTTTGAAACCCACGCTTCTTGTGTATTAACAATATGACAAGGAATATTTCGTTTCTCACACTCCTTCAATATCATATTGCTAACAACACCTTTGCTGGTAGCATTGACTTTAGTTAAGACAGCGACATGTATCTTGCTTCTTTGAACTTTCTCGGTAATGAAATCTCTAAACTTCGGCGCCTTCGTCATCTACTTTTTTACCTATGTTGTATTTTGCTTGTAAGTCCCAGTCGCTCTTATCTTTGAACGCAAGAACTTTAATCTGTGATAGAGGTGCCTTGTTCTCAGCATTCTCTTTGTTTAGTATAGTAATCAAACCCCAATCACTCAACAGTTGAGCAATAGTATTTCTTCTTTCAAGGTCATTCTCAGAGAAGTTAGAAAACTTGCCGTCTAAGGCAAACAACTCTTTAAAATGCACTATGAAATATCTTCCTTGTTTGTGTAGAATATGGCATGATTGGAATAACTTCTTGTCTTTCCTCGAGGCAACGCCAATTCTTGTTAGGGTTTCTCTAACCTTTAGGAAATCATCTGGCTCTTTTAACTGTACTTCTAGCATCTTCTCAGGATGCCAACTATTATCTAGTTCATTCATTTTGTCCCACCTTTGTATAGACTATCTTTAATTAATTTCAATTGTTCTTTGGTGAGTATATCGAGAGCAGTCTTGGCCTTTTCATTACTATAACCATAATACTCTTTTACACACTCAATGTCTTTAATCTTACTAGCTCTTAGAAATGGAGTGAACCGTTTCTTTGACCTAATACTATTTAGTAGAAATTGAAATTGCATATCTCTATCAAGAAAATGATTTCTATTCATTTCATTGGTGAGCATGATGGTGTCTGAGAAACCAGACAGGACTTTGTTGACCATAAATGCAGGGTACTTCTTTTCCCACATAACATCATCAGAGTCCATTAGGTTCTTTTTGGTGTGATTTATCGCCGGCAGATAATCTTTAAATAAGTCGTACATTACTTAAACTTAACTTGCGACATAATTTCAGTTAAACATGCGACTAGATTAATCTCTTGGTCTGCTACGAAGGCAGACTTGTATTGATAGTCAGCGATGATTAGAATCGCATGAGGTATTGTTTCAGGTTGTAAAGTTGTATTCAGACTATCATATATCTTTCGAAAGATTTTAACAGGGTCATTGTCAAGATTGTTTACAACCCACTTTCTCATATCGCCAAACTCTTTAGCTTTGAGATGTGATGTTAAAGACTTTAGATTTTCATCTGAAATGTTTACAAGAATGCCAGCATCAATAGCGCCACTTACAGAATATCTTTGCAACTCATTAATAAGTTTTCTGAAATCTGGAAAGTGTCGTGTGATTAATCCAATAAGTGCCTTATCTTCATACTCTATGTTTTTAGATTTGAGGATAAAGGTTGCCCGATTGTACAATTGAGTTTGTAGTTGAGGTTTTTCTTTGTTGTTAATCTTAAACTCAATGTTTGAGAATCGACTGTGAAGTGGCTCAATGATTCTATTCTTAAAATTACATGTAAGAATGAATCGACAGTTCTTATGAAACTCCTCAACGAAACCTCTTAATGCAGGTTGTGTTGATTGAGGATTGAGATAATCTGCCTCATCAAGTATCACTACCTTCTTACCGCCAGAGAGTGATACTGTTGAAGCAAAGTTCTTGATTTTATTTCTTAGAACATCAATGCCGCCTTCTTCTGAACCGTTAATCATTATCCAATCACAGTTCATTTGCTCACACAGCGCCTTTGCAACTGTGGTCTTGCCGACACCTGGTGTGCCTGAAAATAACATATTTGATATCTCGCCTTTCTCAATGAAAGACTGAAACAATGTTTTTAAGGATTGCGGTAGTATGCAATCATCAATTGTCTTAGGTCGATATTCCTCGACCCATAGGAAGTCTGTTGTACTCATAATTCACCTTATTCATAATATATAAAAAATTAACCAGCGTCAAAAACACTATCTGGTTCAAGTGCAATCCAATATTCAATCGGAAGTTTTGTATTTTTAAAGTGAGAGATAGACTTTGACGAAACAGAAACATCATAATCGCCAGACATCATTTTAAGATTTTCTACTTTGAAATAGAAAGTGAAATCGGCTGAACCGTTTTCGCCAACAACAATATCAAACTTGTTAGATGTATCATTTTTCTTATCACAAACTTTTCATACTACATCACCACCTTTTGTGCCGATAAGAGCAAGGTCAGGTGCTTTTAGAATAGCAGCCATCTTTTGAAGTTGTTGAAGATTTGATTCAGACAAAGTAAATG